ACAAGGGAAGGAATCTTCTATGCGTCAGGAAAGCTGATGTTACAAATCGTGACAGCACTTTTGCAGAGCTGCAGGGTTCTATATTCCGCATGTTCGGGGAACATTATGACAAGTTCTGGTATATCAATACCAGTAACATGCTCCTGGAATGCAAGGCTAATCATAATCAGATCATCTTCCGAGGTGTCAAGGATGACAGCCAGCGGGAGAAGCTGAAGTCAATAACTTTCAAACGGGGAAAGCTTACAGACGTGTGGATCGAGGAAGCTACTGAGCTTACCCAGGCGGATTTTGAAATCATAGACGACCGTTTGCGTGGAGAGCTACCACCAGGACAGTTTTATCAGATCCGGATGACTTTTAATCCGGTATCAGCTCAGCACTGGATCAAAAAAACATTCTTTGACCGCCAGGATCCGGATGTGTTTACCCATCATTCCACATATAAAGATAACCGTTTTATCGATGATGTTTATTATCGCAGAATGGAACGACGTAAGGAAGTGGACCCGGAAGGCTACCAGGTCTATGGGCTTGGGAACTGGGGAGAGACAAAGGGTCTGATTCTCCATAACTGGGAAGTCAGGGAAATTTCCGTTGACCTTGAATGGTATGACGACGTGGCCATAGGGCAGGACTTCGGTTTCAACCATGCCAATGCAATCTATCCCTTCGGTATCAAGGATGGGAATATATATGTCCTTCCGGGACTGTATGGCTATGAGAAGGACACCGCAGAATGGATCAAGGAAGCGGAAGGAAGGATCCCCAGGAGCCGAATTATGTGGTGTGATTCCGCAGAACCGGACAGGATAAAAACCTGGAAGAGTGCAGGATACCGTGCGCGGCCCGTGTCCAAGGAGCATACCACAGAGAAGAAATATCAGGCTACCCAGATAGACTGGCTCAAAGGGATCCCTCAGTCCAAACAGGAAAGACCCATCAGGAGGATGATCTATATCCATCCGTCCAATGTGAACTTCATAAAAGAAATAGAACAATGGAAGTGGAAGCATGACGATAAACGAAATGTTTATCTTGATGAGCCTGTTCCATTTTTTGATGACGCGATGGCTGCTCTCCGGTATGGAATCGAAGGATGGAGGAAGCCAAAGTCACAAACGGTCATCCAGACCTTCAAGGGAGGAATATAAACCATGGAATACAAACCTTATCTTCCACCGCGGCCGCTGCTTTGCGACCCGAGCGACATCAAGGACGGCTTTCCTTCGATGACGCTGGTGGATAAATACATACAGTATCACGCAGAAACTATCCGCCGATATGAATACTTGAGGAGTTTATATGCAGGGCTGCATGATATCTATCATCAGCCTGACAAGGCAGAGTGGAAGCCCGACAACCGCCTGGCCGTGAACTTCCCCAAGTACATTACCAACATTAGTTTCGGCTATGGCTACGGCATCCCGATCAGCAAGAAGTTTGAGGACGAGAAGGTTCACGACTCCATCATGCAGATAGAGAAACGGAACCACATCGTCGACCATGAAGGCAGGCTGTTCAAGGCCTGCTTTAAATTTGGCCATGCCTGGGAGTTCTTCTATCAGGACGAAGAGCACCAGACGAGGATGAAGGTTCTGACACCGATGCAGTTCTTCTGCGTCTATGACGACACCATGGAAGAACGGTCCCTGTTTGCCGTCCGATATGGCTACAACGTGGACGGCGAGATCTATGGCGAGGTCTACACAAGGGAAGCCCAGCGGAAGTTCTTCAAAACCCACTATGTGGAGGACCAGCAGGTCAATCCTTACGGCTTAATACCCGCTGTTGAATATATCCTCAATGACGAACGCATGGGGTTATATGAGGACGTTGCGGGGCTTATCGAGACATATAACCATACCATCTCGGAGAAGGCCAATGATGTCGACTCCTTCGCCGAGGCTTACCTGGCAATCCTGGGAGCCAAGGTCGATGATGACGGCGTGCGCCGGATCCGTGACGACAGGGTGATCAATGTCTACGGGACCAATGACGCGGAGGAGATCAAGAACATCGTGGTCCAGTTCCTGCAGAGACCGACTGCCGACGCAACACAGGAAAACCTGCTGAACAGACTGGAACGGCTGATCTTCCAGATCTCCATGTCTGCCAATATCAGTGATGACAGTTTCAACAACGTGGCTTCCGGTGAGGCCTTCGCTTATAAGCTGCTTGCCACAGGTACGATGCTGTCGACCTTCGACACTAAGATCTCCAAGAGCCTGCAGAAGCGGTACAAGATCATCTGCTCGCTGGAGACCAACTCCCACGATCCGAACGCATGGGAGGATGTGGAGATCACCTTCCACAGGAACCTGCCGAAGAACGTGGCCAAGGAGATCGAGAACGCAAAGAACGTTGAAGGAATCGTCTCCCAGGAGACCCAGCTTGGCCTCATGCCTTCCGTGGTCCCGGATGTGGATGCGGAGATGGAAAGGATCGCCAGGGAGACAGAGGACAAGATGGCTTCCGTCAACAGCCTGGCAGACCTGACGCATAATCATGAAGAGGATGTGGTAGAGGATGGCGAAGAACAGCCGTGATTACTGGAAAGAGCGGGAGGAGGAAGCCCGTAAGCATACCATCCAGGACGAGGAGGTCTACAACCGGGAGATAAAGAGGATCTACCAGCGGATGTCCGACAACATCAACCGGGAGGTCAACGGCTTCTTTGTTCGTTATGCCGGCAGGGAAGGGATATCCATCTCAGAAGCCAAGAAGAGGGTCAGCAAGCTGGACGTGGAGGAATACTCCCGGAAGGCAAAGGAGTATGTGAAGAACAAGGACTTCTCCAGACAAGCCAATGAAGAGATGCGGATCTATAACCTCACCATGAAGGTCAACAGACTGGAGATGCTGAAGGCCCACATGGGACTGGAGATGGTCAACTCCTATCAGGATCTGGAAGACTACATGGGCAGGGCTCTCAACGAGACCACGCAGAAGGAACTGCAGAGGCAGGCGGGAATCCTTGGTGATTCCGTCAGTAACCCGCAGAGGTTTGCCAAACAGATCGTAGACGGTTCCTTTCATCATGCCAAGTGGTCGGACAGGATATGGAGCAACCAGCAGACCTTGAAGATGAAACTCTATGACAACTTGCAGGTCGGTCTGATCCAGGGCAGGAATCCCAATGTGTTAGCCAGGGACATCATGAAATCCATGGGAGCGTCGGCCAACGATGCGTCAAGGCTCATGCGGACAGAGATGTGCCGGGTCCAGACGGATGCCCAGATGGCTACACTTGCGGCCAACGGCTTTGAAGACTATGAGTTCATCGCTGAGAGAAGTTCAAGGACATGTGACCAGTGCCTGGCTATGGACGGAAAGCACTTCAAGATCAAGGATGCCATGCCGGGAGAGAACGCACCGCCGCTGCATCCGAACTGCCGCTGTGGCACTGCAGCATGGATGGACGACAGGGCTTATGAAGAATGGCTGGACTCCGGAGCCGCTGCCGACGGGGTGAGCTTCAAGGACTTCTCAGCGAATTATAAGGCTGCCGGAGAGACGGGGCGGGGGTTTGAGGAATGGAAGCAGAAGTCAAATGATCTCACCGAAAGAAGAAAACAGCGAATGGCTGAAAGAAACAAATCAAACGAGCCGTCGACAAGCGAAATACAGTTCGACGAGCACGTTTCCAAGAAGCAAAGAGAGTTAATTGAAAAACTATACAATCAATACAACTCAAGACTTCGGCGGGTAGAGCCCGGAGCAGAAAAGGCTGCGGGAGACGTTGATATTTCTGGCCAACGCATGAGATTGAGCAGCAAACACGAAAACACTGCCATCCATGAATTTGCTCATACACTGGCAAACTCAAACGCCGACAAATATGGTTTAACCAATGATCAGGACTTTTGGAAAGAGATCAGAAAGACTCGAAGAGAGTACATGAAGGATGTGGAGGGTGATCCATCGAGGTGGATCAGCACCTATGAGCACTCTGGTCGGTCCGTTGATGAATTTATGGCTGAAGCGTTTACACACGCTAAGATGCGTGAGCTTGGTTTGACAATTCCCAAAAAATACGGAAACGACTTTAAGTACTCCAAAAAGGTTCTTGGTATAATAGACAAATATTTTAGTAAGAGGAAGAAGAGATGATAGACATATCCATTACCGATTACGGCAAGGTGGTTTTTTAATGGGAGGAGAGGGTAATTATGAAAGAAGAAAACAAAGCTTATTCCGGAGTTATGATCGCTGCGAACAAGGTCTGTTTGTCAAAAGGAGTACAGCACCATAGTTTAAAAGGGGTAGTTGTTGAGTATGAAGATGTGGCCTCCAGGCTAACGATGGATCTGGATATTGCGGATCCGTCACGGCAGGAAGTAGTCCGAAGGATCAGAGATGCCGTGTGGGACACCGGAGCCACAAGCTCAAATATCTCTGAGAGGACTGCTAGGGAAATGGGTCTGCAGCCGGTCGATACTGGGATGCTGATTACTGCCATAGGAGCAAAAGAGGTTCCGATATACATGGTCGACGTCCTGATTTCAAAAGGGGTGGAGATCAGGAATCTCAGGGTGTTCGGAAGCCCTATGAAAAACAGGGATGTGGAATTCATCATCGGCATGGATATCATCTCCCGAGGGAAGCTGATCATAGACAGTACCAAAGGGAGAACAACGGTGGATTTTACAATGCAGGAGGCTTGACAATCTAGAGATGACCAGGGAGGGATAAACATGCAGATCGCAACAACAGTTATCCTGCTGCTGACAATCGCGGCAGAGCTGATATTACTTGCTCACATAAGAAAAATGCACTGAGAAAACATCATTCGTTTTCAAACCTCCGATCCTCTGCCCGCTAAAAATTGTGATGTCCAGAAGACGGAGTTCCTGTCTGCTATCAAACCGGTATGCTGCATGGCAGGAAGAATGCGGGGGTATTACCAGTGGAACATCTACCGGTTCCTCCTCAAGCCAATTCGGATAGATGGCATCATCGGGATAGGCAAGCTCATGGCCACGAAGAACCCTGACTGGGTGGCCAGCACAAGAGAAAGTGATAGCCTGAATGATGACCGGTACAGGGGAGATGTTCTGGATCGTAAAAGCATAGAGCGGGGGATTGCACTTATCTGTGTAGATCTCTCCGTTACCGATAAAGAGCCTTGGCCGGTTACATTTTCGCGTGTAATGGATAGAATAAATGGCAACCAGCAGAGCAATGAGAGCTATGAGGAGATTGAAAAATTCCAAATGTTCGCAGAAGAAAGACATGGGTTACTCCTTTCGTTTTTCCTTTAGTATAGCATATTTTCTTTAGAGGCAGGCATTATGATTACCATATCTATTAAAGAGACCAGCATCCATGTCCATGGCCATGCGAGAGCAAGACCGAAGGGACAGGACATCATCTGTGCTTCAGTCAGCACAATGACGCAGAGCCTGATCACTTCCATTGAGGAACTGACACAGGATAAAATTTCATACAGCATATCACCAGGAATGGTCGATATATATTTCAAGGACTTATCAGACAAGGGACGCCTGCTGATTGAGTCCTTTTTTGTTGGGGTGAAGGAGATAGCTGCCGATCATCCCGATCATGTAAAACTGACCAGACATGAACGTCCTTAAACTTTATGGTTTGCAACTAATCAACCCCGGGGCAGACATGAGTCCCCGCAAAAAACTTATGGGAACAGTCAGACATGATGACTTTAACTTATGGAGGAATAATTATGAGACGAATCACCAGAACAGAAAACCGTGCACAGAGACGTCACGACACAAGACCGCCAAGACCCTGGGACCTGCAGCTCTTTGCGGATGATCCGGATCCGACCGGAGAACAGGAAGACGATAAGGGCAGTGACGGCAAGGACCCCGAAGAGGAAAAGCCAAAGACCTTTACCCAGGACGAAGTCAACCAGATGATCGAGAAGCGTTTGGCCAGAGAAAAGGCAAAGCTGAAAGCAGAGACGGAAGAAGCCGTCAAGACCGCCCAGGCTGAAGCTGCCAAGCTGGCAAAGATGAACGCGGACCAGAAGCGGGAATATGAAGCACAGAAGAAAGACGAACAGATCGCCAAGCAGCAGGAAGAGATCGCCAGGCTCAAGGCAGAGGCCCTGAGGTCGGAACTGTCCAAACAGGTGGGCTCGGAACTGCAGGCAGAAGGCTATCCGGCGACGGTGGATGTGATGGAGTTCGTTGTAGGCAAGGATGCAGAGGAGACCAAAGCCAGGAAGGACAGGTTCATCGCCATCATCCAGGCCGACAGGAAGGCACAGGCTGAGAAGCGTGCCACAGGAACGACACCAAAGCAGTATGGGGAGGGACAGAAGACCGACCCGTTTGCAACAGTCATGAGAAAATATAAGAGGTGAATATCATGAGAAGAAAATTTGATTTACAGCTTTTCGCAACAGGCGACAATAACAACCAGGCAATCAGATATTACGGCAAGCAGTTTGCCGGTATCGTAGAGGCAGTATTTGCAGTACAGTCCCATTTCGGTGACTTTTTCGCAGGCGGCCTTGAGACACTCGACGGCATTTCCGAGAAGGCCACAGCTTTCTCTGTAAAGACAAGCGACGTGGCATCCGCCCTTACAGCAGGTACAGTAAGCTCCGCTGGAGCATATACAAATGGATACAATACCGGCGCCAATGTTGGTATGGGAACCGGCACAGGCTCCACAAGCCGTTTTGGTAACCGTACTGAGGTTATCTACAATGATATCGACGTTCCGTACTCCTACAACTGGACCATCCATGAGGGGCTTGACCGTCACACAGTAAACAACGACTTCGACGCTGCCATCGCAGACCGTCTGGATCTTCAGGCTCAGGCCAAGGTTGCCATGATCAACAAGCAGCACGGCGCTTATATATCCAGCATCGCCAAGAAGGTGATCTCCAAGTCTTCTATCGATGCCACAAGCGTTGCATCAGTGTTCAATGAGCTGTCTGCTTATTTTGTGAACATCGGCGCAGTAGGCACAAAGGTTGCCAGCGTTTCCGCAGATGTTTACAACGCCATCATCGATTCCAACCTTGCCACTACAGCCAAGGGTTCCACAGTCAATATCGACCGTGAGGAAGTGACCATGTTCAAGGGCTTCGTCATTGAGCAGATCCCGGCAGGAGACTTCGCAAAGACAACAGTTGTGGGTGAAGAGAGCAATACACAGTATGCTGACTGCATCTATGCATATATCCAGCACATCGGCAAGGCTTTCCTCGGCATCAACACTGCCCGTACCATCGAGTCTGAAGACTTCGACGGCGTCGCTCTGCAGGGTGCCGGCAAGGGCGGCCAGTGGTGTCCGAACGACAACCAGAAAGCAGTAGCTAAGGTTTACACTACAGGAGCATAATCGGCTCCTGTCACATGGAGGTTAGATTATGTACAAAGTACTGAAAATGTTCGACGACCTTCTGGATCCGGTGAAGTCTACCAAGGCCGGGGTCGTCTATCGCAGGTATGAGGTGGGGGATATCTATCCCAGGAAGGGATACAATCCCTCCGCTTCCAGGATCCTTGAACTTGGCACTGCACAGAACCGTCTGGGTGCTCCTCTGATCGAGATCACCAAAGAGCAGGCCGATGCCCTGCTGGGTCCTGTTGAGGAAAAGCCGAAGAAGAAAGTCGCAAGGAAGAAAAAGGCTAAGGCTGAACCCAAAGAGTAGGAGGTGGTCCCATGCTTCAAGATGTTTTAAATCTCCTTGGGTTCAGTGAGGACGACATTGACACCGTTGAAAGGCTGAAGGTCATTATAGCATCGGTCCAGCAAAGACTCCTCCTGCTGATCGGAGGCACTGAGGTTCCCGATAAGCTGTCGTATATCGTTACGGAGGTCTCTATTTCAAGGTACAACAGAATCGGTTCGGAGGGCGTCTCTTCCCACTCGGTGGAGGGGGAATCGATGACTTACATCGAGGATGACTTCGCACCATACAAGACCGAGATCGAGGCTTATCTGACCTCCGAGAGCGGAGGCACGAAAGGTGTGGTGAGGTTCTTATGAGATACGATAAGGAAGTGTTCTTTGAGAAGATCACCCCAGGGACCTATGACGAATCAACAGGGGACTATGGTGAGGATTCTGTTGTTTCCGAGAGAAGGCTGGCTTCGGTCTATGACACAAGGCAGGAGACCATGCAGATCGTCTACGGAGGCGTCAAGAGAGGCTCCCTGACCATCCATCTGCAGAACCACTACGACAAGCCCTTCGACCGGATCCGCATCGGTGGCCTGTCCTACCAGGTCGACTATCGAAGGAAGTTCCGGATCAAAGAGTCTTTCGTGGTTTCGGAGGTGGAATGATGAGATCGAAAGAAAGTCTTGTCTACTTCGACGATAAGGGAATCCATGAACTCACGGTGAAACTCACCAGCAACATGAACCTCGATGCGGTCAGAACCATCGTCAAGAACAATGGATCTAATATGCAGAAGAAGGCCGTCAGGAACTCCCCTGTCGGATCCGAAGCAAGCACCGGTATCAAGGGATACAAGGGCGGCCACTTGAAAGGGTCCAACCGCTTGGAAATCAAGAATAACGGTCTGACCGCAAGAGTGTACAACACGGCGGAGTATTCCGGATACGTTAATTTCGGAACCCGGTTTATGGATGCCCGGCCCTTTATGACCGACGCTTTCAACGAGCAGAAGGTAAAATTTAAAGCTGACCTGCAGAAATTAACGAGGTGACAACATGGATCCGCAACAGGAATTATTCACTGACCTTCTGGTCAGAATCGAAAATCTGGGATATGACGTTTACGACGGGTCTATGCCGCCAGAATCCGCGTCATATCCTTTTGTATATGTGGCAGACAGCCAGCTGGTGGATGATAGGAGATACAAGGATGCCGTCTTCGGAAACGTGTTCCAGACAGTCCATATCTGGCATAACAATCCCCGCAAGCGGGGAACCGTCTCCGCCATGCTTTTGGCTGTCAAGGAAGAAGCGAGGAAGATCGAGTTCACGAACAGATTCTACTGGGAATTAAAGAACGTGACCCAGAGGATACTGGCAGACGACTCGACAGACCGCACGCTTCTCCACGCCGTTTTGGAACTAGAATTTAAGTTTAATTAATGAGGTGAAATTATGAGATTTGATTTACAGTTATTCGCCGCTGAGAGCGGAAAGAAAATCATTTACCTGTACCGCCCGCTGTCCAAGGCAGCTACCATGGACGGCACACAGATCGCATTTGTAACCGAGAACGAGAGGACCAAGTCCAAGGACGCAGATTCCACTGCCACAAAGGACGGTTCCATCCGTACACCGGGAGCCATGGAGCAGGAGATCACCTGTACATCCATCCTGGATTCTTCTGACACCATGATCGAGACCCTCGAGGATGCCCTCGATGATGACGAGCTCATGGAGATCTGGGAGGCAGACCTCACCCGTCCAGGCACCGGTAGCAACAAGTTCAAGGGCCGTTACTTCCAGGGCTATCTCACCGAGCTCACAAAGACATCTCCTGCAGAGGACATGGTAGAGGTTTCCCTGACCTTCGGCATCAATGGAAACGGTCAGAAGGGTGATGTCACAGTCACAGCTGCGCAGCAGGATGCAGCAGGCTATGTGTTCAAGGACACGCCTAAGACAGGAGTATAAGATAATCTGATCAAATAAACGCAGGGCGGGGCAAGGTCTCCGTCCTGTTTTGTGTAAAGGAGGTAGAAACCATGATGGAACTGACGATTGACGGCAACGTATATATTTTTAATTTCGGCTACGGATTCATGAAGGAGCTCAATCCCAAGGTAAAGCAGCCTGTGGACGGCATCCCCGGGAAAGTCGAAGAGATCGGCATGAAGTATGAGATTGCAAGGCTCTTAGACGGCAACATCGAGGCCTTGGTCAACATCCTGATGGCTGCCAACAAGGGACAGACTCCGAGGCTGACACAAAAGGCTATGGAGGCATTTATCGAGGATCCCGACACAGACATTGATGAGCTGTTCGATACGGTCAGGGATTTTTTATCCAAAGCGAATGTTACACGGAGGGAGACCCAGAACCTGCTGAAACTCATGGAGGAGCAGTAGAGCCTTCTGAACCAGTCAACATCTACGACGAGGTGGCCGTCAATTGTTTTCGTTTCTTCGGGTTCACCTCTTTTGCTGAGGTCGACAATCTGACCCCGCACCAGTACAGGCTGATGGTAAGAGCCTTAAGGCTCAGACAGGTTGACGAGGACTACAAGAGCCACTGGCTGGCCTACAATACTTTTCAGGCGTCGGCCAAAAAGAAACAGGGCAAGAGCGAAGTTGCCGTTTATAAAACTTTCAGAAGTTTCTTCAACTATGAAGAAGAACTGAAGAAGGCAGAGAAGGAACTGAGCGGCCCTGACGATAAATTTAAGGATTTAATAGCATACAAGAAACGGAAGGAAGGTGAATCTGATGGCTGAATCCTACAGCGTTGAGGCGGTCTTATCAGCCAGAGACAGCGGTTTTACATCCGCAATGAGAAACGCCAAAAATTCCGTATCGTCACTGGGAAAGATAACCAGTGGATTGAAATTCGGTGCATTGATGGCGGCGGGAGGAAAGATGTTTACCACCCTTGCCAGCGGTGCCAAGGGGTTTGTGAGTGAACTCAATGCCTCACAGGCCACGTGGAAGACCTTCGAATCCAACATGAAGAACTTCGGCAAGTCATCCCAGACCATCAAGAAGGTCAAGGGAGATCTGCAGGATTTTGCCACTAAATCCATTTACTCTGCCTCTGACATGGCGGGGACCTACTCACAGTTAGCTGCAGTTGGTACCAAGAACACCACGGACCTGGTCAAGGCTTTCGGTGGTTTGGCTGCAGCGGCTGAGAACCCGCAGCAGGCCATGAAGACCTTGAGCCAGCAGGCCACACAGATGGCCGCCAAGCCAAAAGTCCAGTGGATGGACTTCAAGCTGATGATGGAGCAGACGCCCGCCGGTATCGCCCAGGTGGCGAAGGCAATGGGGAAAAGCACAGAGCAGTTGGTGAAGGACGTCCAGGATGGCAAGGTAAAAACGGAAGACTTCTTCAATGCCATGCGTAAGGCAGGCGGAGAAGGCACTGCACTGAACAAAATGGCCACACAGTACAAGACCATGGGGCAGGCAATAGACGGCGTCAAGGAATCCCTGACGACCAAACTGCAGCCTGCTTTTGATGTGGTCAGTGATTACGGAATCAAGGCTATCGGAAAATTTGAGGGAGTGTTAGGCAAGATTGACGGAAACAAGATTGCCAAAGTGCTCTCCGCAGGACTGTCAAAATCCTCGTCCGTCGCTTCGAAGGTTTTCAGCAAGATCGCACCTGTCGCCGCTTCTGCGGGTAAGACGCTTTACAATTTTGGTAAGGCTGTCTTTGATGTGGGCAGGTCGATCGCTACGAACAAAACCGTGGTCGATGGCTTCAAGACAGCACTGTCCACCCTTGGTAATGGAGTGACCAAGGTATCGGATTTTTTAAACAAACACTCAGAAACGATCGGCAAGGTGGCTCCTGTCATAGCGGCCGCCGTTGCGGGTTATATCGGCCTTAACAAGGCCACCAGCATATTGGGCAACGTGGGAGCAAAGAGTGCCACCACAGGCCTCTCTGGCATCTCCACGGCCCTCAATAAGCTGAACCCCACCGGAGTGCTGGCCCTTGCTGGTTCGGTGGGTACATTTGTGGCAGCCCTCGGTGCAATGAGTGCCATGAGGGGCATGATAATCCCGTTCCTCAGTGGACTGGTTGGAGTGTTCGGACAGGTGATGGAAGTCATCCGGGCCAACACAGATGTCATCCTGACACTGGTGAATGGAGCCCTCACTG